TTTGCTGATATAAAAGTGCCAATAGAGTTTATTGTCTCTGAAGAAGATGATGCTAGAGAAATAAGAAGAGCAAAAATTTATATTACACCAGATTTAATTGGTGATAATCAACCAACTTTTGAAGATGAAATTACGTTAACTTATGCAGGATCTACAAGAGTTGCTCAGATCACTGATATAGATACAAAACAAGGTGGTCAAACATACTTGTTTACCTTGCAGGTTAGATTTTAATGGTTAGAAGAAGTGCTAAACGTGGATTTGGACCGAGAGGTACATCTTTTACTGAAATAAAAGCAAAAGATTTTGCTGATCTTATTAAACGTGATTTAAATGAAGAAATAGATGCAAGTTTAAATGGTTTTGTAAAAGCTGTTGTAAATGATTTAAGTAATGTAGGTACTAGAACAAAAGCTGGTGGAATTAGTCCTGTATTAACTGGTTTTTTTGCTTCAAGTTGGAAAGCAAGTAATACTTATGTTCCTATGCAAGATGATATTGTTAATTTTCCAAGATGGAATAAAATTCAAAAACAAACAAAAAAAGGCTCAAGAAATAAACTTAAGCCAGGTTTTAGACCATTATTAAAACCTAGACATCCTGTTCCAACTAACTTCACAAGAAATAATCCTGTTTATATTGGTAATACAGTAAGATATGCTCCTGATGCTTTGTTATCACCTAAATCAAATATAAATGCGTATCTTCAAGGTGGAGCTACAAGTGGTTTTAGTAAAAACTTAAATCAAAAAATTAACAGATTTTTTACAGATAAACGTCCTGATATTAGAGTTGGTTCTGAGCCTGTTTTAACTAAAGACAAAGAAATAGGCTTACAGTATTTATCATTATGACTTTAGTAAACACAAGAGCAGCTTTTGAAAAGGCAGTAACAGACGCAGTTATAGCAGTAGATAATACTGTTCAAATGGTTTATGACAATATTGCCTTTACAACTCCTGGTAAAAGTAAAAAATATATTGTTATGTCAATAAATTTTGGTCAATCTACGATTCAAAATCAAGGTGTTGCTTCTAGTTATTATTCTGGTTTTGTTCAATGTAATATTTATGTTCCAAGAAATAAAGGAACATCTACTTTGTCCTCCATCGGAGAAGCTGTTATAGATGGATTGATTTCTGTTAACGCTTCAAATTATACAGATACTTTTAATTGCACTCCTAGAGTGACTGATGTTATCGGTCCTGGACCTATTATTTCTGATGAAGAATCACATTTCTTAGGAGTTATATCTTGTCAATTCTCTGCTAATGCCTAGTATATAGTAATATAATATAATTTTGATATGACTAGAGCAGTTGATCTTCTCAAGAACAAATTTGGAGTTTCACAACTTTACAAGCATGATGTAAAGAAAGATGATGAAATTATACTTAGTATTTACTGGCATCCTTTAACTATTGCTGAAAGAGAATCAATATTAAAAAAATCAGGTAATGAAGATGCAAATGATTTTGCTTTAGCCTTAATGATCCAAAAGGCATTAGATAAAGATGGTAATAGACTTTTTCAAGATGGTGATAAGGCATCACTAAGAAGAGAAGTTGAAGCAAACATCTTGCAGGAGATACAATTAGCAATGATGGAAGCTGGTATAAATAAAGAGGGAGAACAGGCAGAAGCCGATTTAAAAAGCTGATAAATTAATGTTTTTTATGTTCTCTTTGGCTAAAGAGCTAAAGATGACTGTTAAAAGACTTGCAGATGAATTAACTATGGAAGAATTATTAGGTTGGTCTGCTTATTTTTCTATTACAGAAAAAGAAAGAAAACAAGAACAAGAAAAAGCACAACATACTAATGCTTTAAGACGAAGAACAAGGTAAGATAGAAAGTAAATTAAGTCTTAGTAATTAAGTGGCTGCTGATTATACGAGAAATATAGTATTTAATGTCAATGATAAGGCGATAAAACGTGCAACTGATCGTATTACTCGTAGTTTAACTAATATAGAAAAGACATTACAGAGAATAGAAAGAAAAGGATTTAATAATTTAGCTAAGAGTGCAGAGACAGCTTCAAAACAAATAACTAATACAAATAAAAATGTTGCTATTGCACAGAAAAGAATACAGTTATTAGGAAATGCAGGAAAAGAAATTGGAGGAGTATATCAAAAATCCTTTGGCAAGGTTTTTTCAACTTTTGACAAGTTATTACCTATTGTTTCTGAAACAAAAGAAACTATTAGAGTTTTAAGTAGAAATGCAAAACGTGATATAGATCTGATTACTTTCGCAACAAAAGCGTCAGGTCAAGGTATTTCAAAGTTAGTTGAATTGTTTAAGCAAGGTCAAGTATCAGCTATGACTTTTGTGACAGGAGTTTCAGCAATTCTCTCAAAAACAAAAGAATTTGGTTCAGTAGCAATAACAAATTTAACAACATTAGGAAGATTAATAGAAGAGAATACAAAGAAAGCAGGTACTCTTGTCAATGTTCTTGGTTTTAAAACAGGAATAATTTCTCAACCTTTAAATTTATTTCAAAATACACAAGCTGCTTTTGAAAGGAATACATTATTAGCTCGTCAAAATGCAACTAGAGGTAATGTTGTAAGAAATATACAACGTAGTCAAGCAGCTAGGAGAGGAAGTGATTTTCTTGATTTTAGTAGAGATGCAGATTTTGTTACTAGAGTAATGAACTCAAGAGGCAGACCACCAGCTTTTAGATTTGGAGTCGCAGGTGGTTTAATAGGTCCAGAAGATATGCCAGGTGTTCAAGACCCAACGGCTAAAGCAATAAGAAGAAATGAAAGAAAAACAAATAAATTTCTACAAAGAATTGCTAAAAGCACTGCTAAAAGTGCTCAGTTACAACAACAACAAGTCGCCCAGCAAAATTTTGCGGGTCAAACACCAAGTATTCCATCTGCTCAACAAAGACTTAGTGCTGCTGAAAGACTTGGTATTGGTAGAAGAGCTAATCCTAGAGGAATATTTGCTTCACGATCTGGAGTTAGCGGTAGAGTAAAAAGTGGTTTACAAAGTGGTTTAATTGGTGGTGGTTTTCCACTGCTATTTGGTCAAGGTGGCATAGGTGCTGTTGCTGGTGGTATTGGTGGTTTAGCTGGTGGTGCTTTATCTCCTGGATTTGGTTTTGCTGGCTCGATTGTTGCTACTGCTGCTGCTCAAGAAATTCAAAAGGTATTAGATTTTAGAAAAGCTGTTAAAGATTTGAATGTAGAACTAAAAAATCAAGGTATTACAACTCAAATTACTAGAAAACAAATTAAACAATTAGCAAAAGATTTAAAAATATCTAAAGAGGAAGCTCTTAAATTAACAAAAGAATTTGGTAAGTTCCAAGATGTTGGAGGTTTAAATTTATTAAGAATTTTTGGAGATAGAGCTACGTTTGATGCAACTGTTGGATTAAACGATTTTTCTAATACTTTAAACAGAATACAAACTTTAAGTGAAAAATTAACTTTAGAAAAAGAATTTAAAGCGTTTGAAATTTTAAGCACAAAAGGTTCTGAAGCTGCAAATGAATTTATAATTAATTCTTTATTAGCATCTGAACAATCTAAAAAATTTGCGGGAAGATTTGAAAAAGACATGAAAAAATTTGAGGATGTCGGTGTTAGTGCAATAAGAGGAGTATTTGGTAAGTTAAATGATTTACAAATTCAAACATTTTTAAATCAAGATTTTCAAGAAATTGTTAAGGAAATAATGAAAAGTGATGAGCAAATTAGATCAATAATGAATAATCCACAAAACACAAAAGAAGGTTTAATAAGTGTTGATGCTAAAAATAAAATTGATGCACGTTTAAAAGAAATTTTTGCAGATACTTTATTGCTACAACAGGCTTTAGATAAACTCCCAGAAAAATTTGATTTAAGTACTGTTTCTGCTAAACAGTTAGTTGATGCTTTAAGTGAAAATGTAGAGAAATTGCAATTTTTAGCAGAATTTCAAGCTCCTACAGAAGAATTAAATAAAATGTTAAATCCTATGCGTCAAGTTTTAGATTTAAGTGTTGCTATAAAAAATGGTTTTGAAGAATCATTTAAAGGAATAATTAAAGGAACAATGTCAGTCGGAGATGCATTTAGAAATATGTTAAATCGTATTGCAGATCATTTTCTTGATACTGCTGCAAGAATGGCTGCTTTACAAGTTCAAAAAGGATTTTTAGGTTTATTTAGTAGTATGTTTAAAATAAGTAGTAATTCAATACCTAGTATTGGTTCCAACAATGTAGGTGATGTTTTACAAAATTCATTTGATTTACCTAAAG